GTCGCTGTGCTGCTAAAAAAACGGCTTCCTTTAGCGCGGTTACATCTACCACAGATAGCCATTAGATTATCATCATCGAATACATCGCCACCTTTAACTCGTGGAATAATGTGATCAACTTGATCAGCTTGACCACCACATAGATAGCACTCATAACCATCACGCTGTAATACTGATAAGCGTTTGTTCTTCCACTTCTTAGTGCCAAGTACTTTGTGTTTAGTGCTCATCAATGCCATCCATACTTATCAAAGTGCTCAGCTGCTCTACATGCATTAGGTTCTTTATTAACATATCCATACCGACTACCAATATAGCGCATGTGCCATAGTATCTGTTCTCTAGCTGTAAGAGTCTTTACCTTTGGGTTCTTCATTTGTCCTAAACCTATATGACTACCATTCACCGCTTTGTAATTCCAGTTGCTCTCTCGTATGACCAGGTAGTTATAACAATCAAACTGATCATATGTTTTGAATTGATTGTAAGCAAAGAGTTTAAGGTTCATAACTGAGTTATCCACAGCAACGGAATTAGTCTTTTCAAAGCATAAGATCTCAATGAATACAAGGGTGGCAACTAGCGTGCACCTCGCGAGCGACCCCTTCAGGGGCTCGCGTTTCGGCTTTGATAGCCGATGCGATCTAGAGCGTATCATATAGTGTCAAATCACCGAACAAAACCGCAGGTCAGACGGCATGTCGTGATTCTAAGATCATCTGTATCTAACCATGTTTGATCATAGCCAGCCTCACTCATTTGAGATCAATCAACATACATGTATAACAAGGTTTGCCATCAAATTGCCATGATCCACAGCTTAAACACCTGGTAACAGTCTTATCAATATCTAATTGCTCAGCTAGATTCTTTGTACCAACACAACCACAGTCTTTGCATTGATAAACGCGAAAACCTTCTGGTGCATCTACATCTTCAAGCCATATAAATTCAGTTTTACGATCACAGCCATTACATCTATATTTAATCATTGCTTACCCGCCCATCCATCGCCCTTAAATATCGCTGGTGTTGCACTTATTTGTTTGACCATTGGCATATCACATTTTGAACACGACACCGGATCAACTTGATGAAAGCCGTGGTGGATGGTATAAATACCACCACAGCCTTCACATTTATAGTCGTAAAACGGCATTTATGGAATCCTGTTAATGCAACCACAGTTGTAACATTTCAGCAGATCGCCCTCATGAAGTAATCTGTCATCGTTACAAGCATCGCATTTTTCGGCTTGTCCGGTAGGTATGACTGAAACGCCATCATCGTCAAAGGTGGCTTTCAGTCCACTACCATCAATAATTTCTAAGTAACCCATTTATTCACCTCCTTTACCTGGCTCATTATCATCTGGCCAATACCATGTTCCAGCAGCTGTAAGTTTTGCCCACTTAGGTGAACATTGCTCACCCTTTGGTGCAGTACATACATAACCTGCATATGGTTTGTTATTAGATTTTGACAGGCCTTCTTTTTTTACCATATCACCATGGATGCAAGTAAAACTAACATCAACCACTTCACCAATTTGAGCAACAGTTTCACCAACAGACCACTCAACTGGAGCAACAGTTTCAGCATTACTAATAGATTTCTGCTCCACAATATGTAACGCCATCTCCATTGCAGCCGATTTAGATCCGGGTGCAGAATATTTAGGTTTGTATTCTGCACGATTTACTTTATCCATCTCTGTTCTTGATGGTCGTTTATTTTTAGCCGCGAAACCCGCATTTGCAAGCGCACGACCGATCGCTGAAGTCTCGCAATTCTCCAACGCAGAAGTAGCATTAACACCGCGATCCGTAATCGTTTCAGAAGCAACACCAGAGGCGCATGGCTTGGAATCTGCTTCCGTTTTGAATAGTTTACAAACAACAATGAATCGAGTGTCTGAGTGTTCAAGGATCTCGGTTTCGATTCTTCCATCGGGATATACCCCATGCCATTTCTCCAATCTAGCTTCTACTGGTTCATAATCATCTAAGTTAAATGCCACTATCTATCTCCCATCCAAAGTCTGCATCTGTTTGTGCATCGTACACAGTTTTACTGATTGCACAGTAGGCAAGCAAGTCTTTGAGTGAATCTTCATGGGATGGAGTTTCACTAAGCCGAGCGATCTTGACCAACGCCATACATAAAGCTGCCTGGTGTGGCTGGATAGGGTAATCAAGATAGGCACTCCAGAGATCAGCAATTCTTTTGTGATTGATCGCTGGATGTCCATAGACCGCACCGCGCTCTTGGATTGTACTAACGACTTCACTAAATAACTTCTCAGTTGTTGTCGGCATTTGTCTTATTATCAATCATTCTTCTGTGCATATCCCAGCCATCTTTGCGGCCGCGCCAGTAATGAGTTTGTTTTGCATCTTGTAATACGCCATAAGCCCAGATGATTGCAACCATAGTTGCTACCCACCATAGACCAGCTTCTTTCAGTGTCATGTTAGCCCTTATCTATCCACACCCTGTGTGTGGAATACATAAAGTATGACCTAAAGCAATGACCTTTGGTAAATTATTTTTGGCGTGTCTTATAACGATTAGATAACGCTAAGAGCCTCAAACGCATCGATATGATCATCAATCGTGCGTTCGATATAATCGCTTTTACACTCCATACGATCTACCTAGAGCTGTGAATGACCCATCTTTGTTAATAGGAATCATGGTTGGGGTCATATTCTTGCCATCCCAGTCGAGGATAACTATGCCCATTTGCCAGTTTGCAAGGCCTTTGGTGTAACTAGCCTTTGCCCGGTTCATAAGGTTGCCTGCTTCTATGCCATATAAAGGCCTGTAAGCCCCATATAAGCCCTCTGAATAAGCTGACATACCTAGTCTATGGGTATGACCACAAATCACGCTCTTACCCGCTTTCTTGGCCAAATTAAGGGCAGTCTGTCCAGCATTTGAATTAATGTTTGCTTCATCTCCATGAGCCAATATCCAACCTTTTTCAAATTCAAAGAATTGTTTGTGAAATGTAATGCCCATTGATTCAAAATCCATGAACTTTGAATACTGCAATTCAGGTAAGCTAATTAAGCCAGGTACTTTAAGAAGGGTGTTGTATAGGCGATCCGTGTGATTGGATCTAATAATGTGAGCTTCTTTACTATGCTCGGTTAGAGCCCAGAGAATCTCCTGAGTTGCCGAGCGATCATCATCCAAAGTTTGTTGATAAGCCAAAGGTGTTTTCTCAGCCCATCGGCTAATGGTTTGAAAGTCAATCTCATCACCAACGCATAGTACGCTATCAAATCTCTCGCGTTTTGCAAACTTGATAACATTTTTTACAGCTGCTTCATGGTGGTATGGGATTTGGAGATCACTTATTACTAAGTATCGCTTAATCGTTATCCTCATCGTCAGTTGGATCTATGGAAGGAATGATCCCGCCATCGCCTACGATCCAATCAGGGAAAGTCTTATGCTCGGTCATTAACCAGAAGGCGTGTTCAGGTGTAAACCCTGCTTTTCGAGCTGCTTTATAGCATTCGTGCAGAGCCGTATAGTGTTGATCTAATTTACTTAATGGCTCTGGAGAATGGCGAACGATACGCCTGTTGATCTTTTTGCGTTTAGGAGACTTGCGTGTGTTCGCCATGATTAAAATTATGACTTGCTGATTAAAATAAATAGATCATCGACACGCTTCTCTAGTCGATTTATTTGATCCTTTATTGATGAACCTGAGTTGGGTTTTAATTCAGATAAATAAGATTTAATAACCCAGCGTAGAGCCATAAAGAAACTGGTAATTAGGGTGCTTATGCCAACAGCAATAGCGACCCATGATTCGACAGACATTACTCAGCATTGATACCTAGATCAGTATCTTTAGGATCTAAGGCTTTGATTAGGGGTGCTATGACAGCACCTAAAAGGACAGAGTATTCAGGTTTAACATCGCCAGCAATAGCGAGCGCAACTGTAATGCCAGATGCTGCTACAGCTCTTAAATATGATTTAAGTGCGGCTTTGGATTTTTTGTTTAATTTCATATCTTTCCCCCTATTAGTGGAATCTGGAAGTATGTATTGTCTTGATCGCCCAGTTTTGTGAAACTGACATGAATATGGTGATCATGTCTATTGATGCCCTTGTAATCACGCCATGCCCAACCTGCTTTAGGACTGGCTATTTTGCCTTTGTGAATTATGTAAGAAATGCGTTTATCGGTTTCTGCATGATCCCTGAGCTGGTCAGCAAGATACAACGAGAGCCCTTTTTGTGAACCCAGGTCAGAATCAATATCAATGGCTCGTACACACCCGGACTCGTCTGGATTGTGATCAGAGATTCTCGCGGAATGGCGACTATCACCCACCCATCCATCACTTTTACGATCCCGATCTGGGAACCAATCATCGATCTGCTCCCTCAGCTGTACGCCAGCTTTACATAACCAAGGTTTCAACTGACTGTTGCCATTACCATCATGGTTGCAGTCCCGGTATTTGTAATACCATAAAGTGCTTCATTATCAGATAACTGTAAAGTTAATTTATCGCCATTATCCATGCGGTATCCAGTAGATGTAGTTACATCTGAATTACCAATATAAATAATGCCAGATGATGAATGAAGATAAACCAATTGATCTGCTCTATTGGCCGTAACCAATAACGTGGCAGCAGTAGTTACTGTTTTTTGAGATGTATTAGGCATTTAATCCTTTCAAATCATGATCTGTATTTGTGCAATCCCATTTAGCAGATGCAGCATTTAATATTGCTTTTTCATGGCATTTAGGTGGCATAAAAATATCCTCTAATGGGAAATATGTATAACCTATCCCTGCGTAATTACCTCTTATTTTGTTATTATATGAAGTTCTTTTACAAGTTTGATTTCTAAAATTACCATACCATATTTCAGGATTTAATCCTTCAATCGTTTCTGTTTCATCAATACCTACGATAACTTCAGTAACAATGTTATTTTCTAAAAACGCGTAATGTGCCATTATGACCAACTCACATTTCCAGTGCCTGCAGTAACTGTTGTAATTTTGTTCGATCCACTAGTTGCAGTAGATAGAGTTAATCCACCACCAGGGTTTGAAATTGTGTAAACTGATGGATAACTAAGAATTACAACGCCTGATCCACCTGCGCCGCCAGTTCTGCTAGTAGCACCCAAATTATCACCAGTACCACCACCACCACCGCCAGTATTAGCCGTGCCAGCAGTTCCTGTTGCATTTGTTGTTCCTGCACCACCACCACCTGTACCACCTGCTGCGCCTACTCCAGCATTATTACCACCACCACCGCCTGCATAAGTAACTGATGATCCAGTAATTGAAGTTGCTACACCTGCGCCGCCAGATGGAGTTGCACCAGTATTACCAACTGCATTAGCGCCACCACCGCCACCAGAACTTTGTGCGGCATCACCTTGACCACCGGCATATCCTTGGTTAGCTGTACCGGTGCCACCTGCTTTAGTTCCCTGTAAATACGAACCGCTTCCACCACCGCCGCTACCGCCTGCTAAACCTACTCGACCAGGCGTAGTTACTAATTGACCA